CGCAGAACCAGAACCTGCTTCAGTTCGGCAACGCCACGGCTGGCACATTCCCGATCACGGCAACACATGCGGCCATCGGCGAGAACGGCGCAAGCACTGGCACGGTCATCGCTACGGGCGCTCTGAACTCGCCGCTAATCATCAACCTCAACATCAACCCGCAATTCGCGGTTGGCGCCGTCACGGTTCAGGAGCAATAACATGGCATTCACTTCTGTCGATTCGATCATCACCTCGCGCACCTCAGGCAAGACGCGCCGCATCCCGTTCAACAAGACCGTTGTGACCGGCGCAACCTCTGCTGCTGGTCGCTGGCATGAAATGCTGTCGGGTGGTGGTACAGGTGGCTCTATGGTTCTCACGGGTACTGCCGGCGCAGGCGTGGCTTGCAACAGTGCGACCGTGGGCGCTATCCCGCTCGGGCCGAACGTGGCGACTGATCTGCAACACATTCTGTCGATGCTGGCCATCACAGGTGGCGCAACGCTGACTCCTGCGGTCATCGTCCTGACCGACATCATCCATATGTACCGCTCTTGTGCGCTAACCGGCACCGCTTCCACGATGTCGGCGCATCCGACTTGGACTGGCACGGGCGACACGCGCATGACCAACGCCAACGGGGTCCAGTGTTCGCTGGTTGTAACCACGGCAGGCACGGCAGGTAACGGCGCAATCACACCGACCTACCTTGACCAAGATGGCAATTCGACAGCCGCACCACAAGCGATGCAAGCCCCTGTTGCCACTGCGCCGATTGGTTGCCTGTACGGCCAGACGAATACCGCTGTTACGGTGGGCGGCCCTTACATGCCGCTTGCTGCCGGGGACATCGGCGTGCGTCAGATCAGTTCGTATGCGATTGGTACTGGCCTGACCACGGGTGTCGGTGCGTTTGTCCTGCATCGCCCGATTGCTGAAATCCCACTTGCTGCGGCTAACGTACCGAACATGATGGAGTGGATTCTCGGTGATCGTATCTATGACGACGCCTGTCTCGGCATGTTCATTCAGATCGGCGGCGCAGCTACTACGGGTCAACAGGTAACTGGATCACTCGTCACCGCTTGGGGCTAACATGCTGCTCAATAACGGCACTTGGTTCGGCAGGCTGAAACCGATGGGCGCAATGGGGGTTATCCCACGCGCCCTGCTGTTCAACGCGCAACGAGTCAAGCTGTGGGAAAACGCGCAACGCTTTGGCGAAACCAAGTCTATACCGCAGGGTTATCAGTCTGCTCAGAAAGCGATCATTCCGAGTCTCGCGGTATCGGGTGATCTGTCTTGGTTGGTGCGAGGATCAGGTGATTTCACTGGCTCGGTCACAGGGGTCGGCGCGCTTGCCACGACGCTAACCGGCACAGGCACGTTCTCCCCGAATGGTCAGATGGGTGGCGAGATTTACACCACGATGTCGGGCGAAGGCACGATGACGATCCAGCTTAAGGGTATCGGGTCGCTGACGGTGACGATGGATGCTGGCGCTCGGCCATCTGCTTTCGATATTGCGCAAGAGGTACTGCAAGCCCTGAATGCCACAACTATCCCGGTCAATGTCGAGAAGATCAACGACATCACGGTAAATGGTGCAGGTACGTCAGGCGATCCTTGGAGTCCGTAATTGTCCGCGTGGGGTAGTTCGTTCGGTGATGCTTGGGGTGCTTCCTTTGGTGGCGCATCCTCTGGCGTCACGATCAACTGCAACAAGGGTACTGCCACGGCCAGCGGTCGCCAGGCAACGATCACCACGGGTGGCTCGACAACCATTTCGTGCAATGTCGGGGCGGCTACCGCATCGGGTCTGCCGGCGTCAATCAGTACGGGTAGCTCGGCTGACGTAAAAGTTTCATGGTTGCAATTTGACTCTAACGCCACACCCTGCGATGTCAAAGTATCTTGGGTGCGGTTTGATACCAACTCGACTCCATGTGATGTCAGGGTTAGCTGGGTGCAGTTTGATACAAGCCACGGCTCTATCATCACCGATGACCCAATAATTTACCCAGGCGCATTTGCCCCGCTATCCCGCGCGTCATCGCCCATCAGCATCCCATTCAAGCGCCGCAGCCGCCGTCATCGTGAGCAGGAAATGATGATTCTCTAGTTCGTCTCAGTTGTCCGTGTATTGAGACAGCCGGTATCCCTAACCTAGCGAGCAGTCAAACCGAAAGGCTGCTCGCGCATGAAACTCATCGATGTCGTCACCGGCCCCTGGGCCATCCAGCCCGAGAAGCTGCTGGAAATTCAGGCGATTTACGCCACGCATTTACGCGGTGACAAAATCGACCTCGAAGCGGTTGAAAAACGCCTCGGTCGCCCGCTTAATAACGAGCCGAAAGGCTACCAGATCATTGATGGCGTTGCCGTGCTGCCGGTCAATGGCGTGCTCGGCAAGCGTGCCAACCTGCTCACCCAAGTCTCCGGCATGGCTAGTACCGAGCTGCTCGGCAATGATTTCAAATCCGCGCTCAATGATCAATCCATTACCGGCATCGTCCTATCGGTCGACTCCCCTGGTGGCACCGTCGACGGCACGCAAACCCTCGCCTCGATTGTCGCCTCGGCGCGCGGCATCAAGCCGGTTGTCACCCTGGCCAGCGGTTGCATGTGCAGCGCCGCCTACTGGATCGGCGCATCTGCTGCTGAACTCTACATTTCATCCGGCACCGACCAGGTCGGCTCCATCGGCGTAGTCGCCGGGCACAAGGATATTTCCAAGGCTGAATCTATCCAGGGCGTCAAAACCACCGAGATCACCGCCGGCAAGTACAAACGTGTGTCCAGCCAGTACGAGCCGCTATCTGAGTCAGGCCGCGCCAATATTCAGGAAACCGTTGATTACCTCTACTCGATTTTTGTGGCTGATGTCGCGCAAGCGCGTGGCGTCTCAACAGAAACCGTACTCAACGACATGGCCGATGGCCGTGTCTTTATTGGACAACAGGCGATTGATGCCGGGTTGGTGGACGGTGTTTCCACCCTCGAAGGCGCCATCGCTCGCGTTCAACAGCTGGCTGCCGGTGTCGCAGCGAAATCCACTTTTAATGCAAAAGGAGATCCCACCATGGATCGTGCCACCCTTTTGGCCGCTCACCCCGAGCTGGTCGAATCCATCCGCGCCGAAGGGGCAGACGCAGAACGCGCCCGCATCCTCGCCGTTGAATCCCAATCCATGCCCGGCCATGAAAAGCTGATCGCCAGCTTCAAGGCTGATGGCAAAACCAGCGCCGCCGAAGCCGCCATGCAAGTCCTGGCCGCTGAAAAAGGCAAGCTCTCCAGCATGGCCGCCGCCCTGGCAAGTGATGCACCCGCCCCGGTTGCGCACGCCAACGCCCCGGTCGACGCCGAAACCGCGCCCAAAAATGACCGCGAAAACCTCCATGCCAAGGCCAAAGCCTACATGGCCGATCACCCCGGCACCGACCTGATGGCCGCGCTGCGTGCCGTCCAAGCTAAATAAGGAGCTGCAAACATGTCTGCACAAAATCTATCTGTCCTCGCCTTGACCGCCACCCTCTCGGGCACGGTCGCCACCAATCGCTTCGTCACCGCTGCCGGCGCCCAAGCCGGTGCGGATGCCAACACCTTCGGCGTCTGCCGTCAGGCCGGCGTCTCTGGCGACAAAGTCACTGTTGATGTCCTCGGTACGGCGCAAGTCGAATCCGGCGCCGCCGTCGCCGTGGGCGCCACGATCAAATCCGACGCATCCGGTCGCGGCATTACCTGGGCCACTTCCGGCGCCAAGATTGGCCTCGCGCTCGAAGCCGCCAGTGCTGCCGGTCAAGTGATCGAAGTCCTGCTCATCCCTAACGTCGCTTAATCCAAAAGGAAAACCATCATGGGTCAGCAAACACTCTCCGCCGCCCGCGTCATTGATCCGATCCTGTCGGAAATCGCGCAAGGCTACCGTAACGCCGACATGGTCGGCCTCAATCTCTTCCCTGCCGTGCCGGTCATGCAGCGCGGTGGCAAAATCCTTTCCTTCGGCAAGGAAGATTTTGCGCTGTACAACACCAGCCGCGCGCCGGGTTCCAACACCAAGCGCGTGCAGTTTGGCTACGTCAGCGGCAACTACACCCTGGAGCAACACGCCCTCGAAGCGGTTGCCCCGTGGGAATTGCAGCAAGAAGCCTCGGTCGCTGCGCAAGTCAATCTGGCCGCTATGGCCGTGCGCAAAACGCAAAACATCATTGCCCTGCGTCTCGAAAAAGCCCAGGCCGATCTCGCCACCACCGCCGCCAGCTACGCCGCCAGCAACAAAGTCACGCTGTCCGGCACCTCGCAGTGGTCTGACTACACTGGCACATCGAATCCTTCCAAGGATATCGAAAACGCCAAGGAGGCCATCCGCGCCCAGATTGGTCGCCTCGGCAACACCGTGATTCTGTCCGCACAAGCCATGAAAGCCTGCCGCCAGCATCCGGCCATTGTCGATCGCATCAAATACACGGGCCGCGATGTCGTCACCACCGATCTGCTCGCCGCGCTCTGGGGTGTTGATCGCGTTCTGGTTGGTGGTTCGGTCTACACCGACAACGCCGGCGCCATCACCGACGTTTGGGGCAAGTTCGTGGTCGTCGCCTACACCCAGCTCGGCAGCGTTGCCGATCTCGGCGAGCCGACCTACGGCTACACCTACCGCCTCGATGGTGCGCCGTATGTTGAAGAAGGCTATGCCGACAAAAACGCCAAGTCAGACATCTACCCGGTCACCGATGAAGTGGCCCCGGTCCTGACCGCCGCCTTGTCCGGCTACCTGATCAGCGCTGCGGTGGCCTAATCATGGCGAAGAAAACCTTCTTCGCCCTGGAGCCGCTGTTGCACGACGGTGATTTGTTCGCCGTCGGCGGCAAGATCGCCCTTGAGGCCAAGGAGGCCACCGGCCTTCTGGCAGCCGGGGCCATCAGCGCCGATGCACCGCTGGCCGAGCCAGTCGTTGAGTCCACCGAAGAAGCTGCTCACGAAGCAGTTGAATCGGAATCGCCGGCTGAATAGGCATGTGGGACGCCGCCGACCTCTCCGCGCTGATGTCTGACGACCTGCCGGGCTACGCGCTCGCCACGAAATCAGATGCCAGCACGGTCGGCGGCATTTTCCGCAAACCTTATGGCGAGTCATTTGGGCTGGTCGGTGGCAACAAGCCGCGTTTCATTGTCCCACAATTAACCGGACTGCTTGAAGGCGACATGCTGACCATTGGCAGTGTGGGTTATGCCGTTGCCGAAATCGAGCCGGATAGCACGGGCTTGATGGCTTTGATTCTGGAAAAAGCATGAGCCACCGTCGCACGCAACTACGCGCCG